GAAACATGCATTACCATTATTATCTAATCCTAAATATGTTGTACCATCAATAGTTACTTTAGAACCAAAGTTACACCACATTGCTGAAATGAAATAACCACATTTACGTTGAGCAGGTTTATAATCATATATATTTTCGTAGGCTGCTACACCCACTGATTCTGGTCTATCATGTATTGTTGAAAAATCTTGTGATGAACCTTTCTTACCATTATCACTAATCATATCACCACCAGTACCAAACATAATAGCAATACCAGAACGATAAACAGAACCAACTCTCATAGATTCTCGCGAGAATGTCCAAGCATCACTTAAATTACTAATCTTACCAGACTCTTCTATATATAGACGAGTTAGACCTTCACCAGAAGCGGCGTCAGATTTATTAAATAAAGATGCTGTAGTAATTTCACTTAATCGTCCAGTACGCTCGCCCGTTCTTGTATTAATTAATCCAAATGTAAAATGTCCATGGTCTTGAGTCTTACTCATTGATATATGTTTCCAACCACCATTATCTTGTGGACGACCTGGATTCTTTCTACCAAAAGGAGTAAACTTAGTTATATGGTCAATAACATCCATTGCTTTTTGAAAACATAATGTAGCATCACGACCAGTTTCAGATGCAATCATCACTTTTGTTTTCTTACGAAATGCTGTGCACCAAACGGCACCACTACCAGCTTTATATGAAAAACCGGCCCGACGAGCCTTGGTCACTGACATAGATTGTTTATGGCTTGAGTTAAACCCGTAAAGTTCCGGATTCTCTCTACTCTCTAACTCACGAAAATAATAATAATCCATCGCAAGAAATTGTGGTAAACCTGACTCATCTTTTAATACATCACCTTTTTCATCAAAGGTAACTAATTGCATCCAACAGTAATTTAAGTAGAAATAGAACTCGCCAGGTATTCTAATCCCGCAGGGTTTACCATCAATTTCCGGTTCATAACCTTTTGTTATTCGTAAGAACTCTTCTTCCCAGAATAACTTATGTGCTTTAGTTCCTGGTAAATAACTGGTGTAAGATGGACTAATTTTAGTTCCACGTGTAGCTTCAATACTTTTCTCAAAAGCAACGGCAGCTGGTCTAAATATATTTGAATCACGAAAGAATAAATAATCCCACGTTAAATTAGCAATAGGAGTATATTCAGAAGAAAACCTACTTATCGTTCCATAAATAGGTTCTATTCTTTTAAGTGTTTTCACATCAGGTACTGATTTTACAATATCTGAATCGGTAACTAAATATGCGACAGCTGGATTAATTATTAGGCCCTCTTTCGGAGTAGGTTCTAATTCACCATTATCGTAAAGTACCTGTAATTCATCTAACTCGTCTTTTGTTTTATACATATTTATCTATAAATTCATCTACTATATAATTTGATATAGCTTCTTTAGTATCATCAGAATTAAGCTGCATTCTATCCTTGTCAACTTCTTTTTTTAACTCTAATAACTCTTTAACCTGTTTATTAATGGTTGGAATCATCTTAGACATTTCAGATTGTCGCTTTAATTTTTTAGCTTCTAAATCCTCTATCCTATCCATTAAATCAATACGAGTTGCTATATCTTCAGGATTCTTACCAAGAGTACTCATTAATTCATTACAGTCTGTAATCAATCTTTCCCATTCTTCCATTTGTTTTTTATCCCTATTCAATATTGACTCATTCTGGTCTGTTATTTTCATAGCTCTTTCAAATGCTCGAATCATCGGTGTTGATTGACGTTTACTGTATTCTTCCATACACTTTTTAAGTGTCTTAGTAATTACTTTACTACGTCCATAAACCTCTAAAGCAGCTTCCTCTAATTTATCCTCAGCGTAAAAATACGGAGATGCTGGGTCACAAGTATACCAAATATACAATAAATGTTGTGCGTACTTATGTTTATCATCTGTAGTATCAGCCATATATAGTTCTTTAAAACATGATATGTTGATTAACACTGGTGTATAAACAGGTTCATCATCAATGATTTGAAATAATCTATCTGCTAAATTTATCATACCCCATATTTATAATTAACGTTTTTAATTCCTTCAAATATCATATCTGCTAAGATATTTTGAAAGTTCTCATCCCATATTAATTTATAATCAGTTGGGTGATCCATGAATGCACATTCAATTAAAATGAATGGACAATCTGTTTCGCGAAGAATATAGAAGTTAGCTTCTTTATCTTCATTGTATTGACCAACTCCACCTAGTCGTGCTTTCAAAGGATGCTTCTCTTTAAATATATCAACAAACTCTTGTGCTATATAATCTGATCTATTAACACCGGGAGTAGTGAATATCTCCCATCCTGTTCCACCACCTGCATTAAAATGTACTGATATACCATAAGACGCAGGGTTCTCTTTATAAATTAAATCTGCCCGGTCAGCGCGGACTTTAAGACTTACATCTTCCAATTCAGGACTAATATGATAATAAGGTAATCGAGCATAATCCATTTTCTGCATAACTTTACTTACTATCCAACGATTAGCTAAACCCTCAAATAACACACCGTTCTCCCAATTAGGAGATTTCTTACCCATTCTTTCTGGAGTTGTATAAACACCGTTTATTGTACCTCCATGACCATTGTCAAATATGACTGATAATTGTTTACTCATTTTTATTTATTTTTAAATTAACTCCCATAAATTCAGCTAGTTCACCAAATATATAACCCATTAAATATGCATCTTGTTCCTGTAATTTAGCATTACCGAAAGTAGTACCAATAGCTGTATAAATATCATGTATTACATGCATACTTTCATGAGCTATTTCTTTTAATGTTAAATCAGAATATCTATTATTTCTATTAAATACAACATATATACAAGCATTCATTAATCCTTTAACTTTCATATTACCATATATTTCACAAGCATATATATCATCATTACTAGTAAAATAATCATTAAAATTAAAATCAGTGTCCTTAAACACTGACCTTAACTCATCTATATTATCTGATTCAATCATCATTAAATTCCTATCGTAAATTGGAATTTTTATCAACTTCTTTCTTAACATATTTTAAATTTTTTAGATTCCTCATATAGTAAATCATCATACATTCTACATGAAACACATTTTGGATTAGAACAAAGATTTAAATTATGTGAAGAACGTTCGACTCCACCTTGGTCCAAACAACCTTGCCATATAACCACTTCCTTCTTTTGGTTTATATTATTATTCACTATATCCTCAAACCATTCTTTTAAAATTTCAATAGTCAAAGTTGTTCCTCTTTTTCCAGGTAAATCTACATTATTTCTTTTCTTCTTCATTAGCTAATTCTTTCAGTTCTTTTAATTTATCGTTTGCTAATAACATTGTTCCATTAGGTCCTGTAGGAGTTAGTTTACTTAATACAAAATTAATCCAATAAGAACGTCCAGTAGGGTTACTCGAATTATTCATACTCACCTTATTTTAATGTCAACAAGTATTCAGTTTTGGCTACCAACCCTATAATCTCATCCATTATATTTTTAAGTGTACCATGTTGTAAATGAGGGTTCTTATAATGTGTTTCTAAACTAGCACGTAATTTCTTGAAGTATTCAGCTGGTTTACTCTCACCATAAGAGCTATCAATTTTACAATCCATTGAACCTGATAAACGCATTGAATAAATACCTTGCATATCTTCTATAAGACTATCTACTAATCCAATTATTGATTCGTAATAATTACCTAATGCCATATGTTGCGCATGAGATTTAGTTTGTAAATGCCATACGTGAGCTTGAATACCTGATTCGCTAAGTAATTGCATTATTTTTCCCGCAACTGACGCAGGTGTAGAAGGTCCGGAATTAGCCATTTTACTGATAATATCATCCATTTTAAATTAAATTGTAAGTTACTTTTAAATTGATTCGTTTTATTTCATTATATCGTACTGTAATCCATACTTCATGTTTACCTAATTTAAGACCAGAAGGGTCGAAATTACAGGTTAAATTACCATACGAGTTAGGTTCAATAGTTTTCGGATTAACAACCTGACAACATCCACAACTAGGATTAATTGTATTAATTATCAACATATCTGATTCAGGATTAAATAGCTCAAACGTATGTTGAAATTTAGTACTACGTTTAATATCTCCCATATCAACTCCAGCTTTATCATCATCTATAAGTGAATTAAACACTGAATCATCCATGCTTTCTATATCAGACATAATTACATCCCAGTCAAATTTATCATGGAATATGTCGATTTTACGGCGCGCGCAGAGTTGTTTAAATTTATCCCAAGTATATTCATTCATAATAACCGGGTAACACCCACCTTCACATTCTTTATCAGCATATAATTTGTCCGGTACAGCGCATTTACAATGTATACATTTACCCAGTCGGTAACACTCTGGATTATGGATTACTTCTCTCCATATAATTTGCTCCTGGATATGTTGAGGTGATTTAAATATGTCGGAACCAAGATTCTCGGCTATTAATCGACTATTACCTTGGATATAAGCCCATACGTTTTTTAATGTTATATCATATCCGTTTATCTTCATAATTAAAATATATTGAGAAAATTAATAAACCTAATTCTAATATTTTAAACTTACGTGAATTATTATTTTTACCTAAATAAGTGGTATTATAATAATGAACTCCTATTTTCCATTCACTAAATGAATTCATTCCAATGTTTACTTTCATTATCCAATTATTTTAAATACAATTCTAATAATAAATATTATTGCTATTACCACTAATATAAACCATAACCAACCTTTTATGAAGAACCAGAAGGACCAGAATATATTAGGTTTAGTATTAATTGTATTAGTAGTCACCGTATTAATCTTTTCGCGAAATACAGTATCGGTCATTTTCAACGTATCAGTTTCATAAATATAATGTGGTACTACCTTTACTTGCGCCCGGACTTGTCCGAAACCATTATTTAACAATTTTAATTCAATCATGTCATCAAACACTGAAAACAATGAATCAAGTTGATTGATTTGTAATACTGTATCAATACGGGTACCACCTTTAATATAAACTGAATCTCTCAAGAATTCAACTCTATTTTTAATAACTGTATCCGTAGTAGAGGAAACTCTCGTCTCCCCTACTAATAATTCCGGATACATTTTAATTATCTTATTTAATCTGACTTTGGCATTTTCTAACTTTCTATTTTGTATTTCTTGAGTAGTAGCACAACCAGTCAGTAAAAGTAAAATAAGTAAATTAAATAATACCATTCTCATCTGGTGTAATATCAATATATCTATCATTTATCATAATTTGTTTATCGTATAAATCGTTTATCATCTCTTTTTTCACAATTGATTCAATGTCATAATTATCAATCAAAAAAAGCATGTCAAACTCTTTTAGGCGCAATTCTAACTGGTTCTTAACCAAGTCTTTACACTTCGCCTGTTTATCCACATAATATCGTTTATCCTTAAATTGAAAATGCTTTGTATAAACTATATCGCCAACGGCGGGAATAACCATTTTATCAGCTGCTTCTTTATCATATTTGGCAAGTTTCTCTTGTTGTTCATAATACCATAACATAGTGCGGGGACTAATGGCCATAATAACACCTTTATCAATTACGGGAAATGGGGTTGGTACCCAGTGAGGTTTATCCGTAATTTGTACGCGTGCATCAATCTGACGGATGTAATAATCTAAATGTACTACTTCACCAGTCTCTGAATTGCGGGCAATCTCTTTAACGGGGTTTTCCATAAACATTTGAATAACTAAACCATCCTCTAATTGAACGTGTTTAAAATGTTCGGTCAAATCCTTATCATCCATACCTAGTTTACCAACATAAGTAGTATTCCATACATCTACAAATGACTGACCTTTCAGCATAGCTTCTAATTGTTCGCGGCGAGTATCCTCATTTTCCATACGTTTATGGTTGTCAATATATGAACTTGCTTTTTTTAATCTGGTTTTACTTGGGCGATTTCTTTTACTTAGACTCATTTTCATTAATTTTATTAGTTAATTCGTTTTTATTTTGTTTAGCTAAAAATTCCTGGTATCGTTTTTCAATGCGGCGAAACGTACCAAATCCAATTATATTTAATTTATCATTTTCTCCTTTAATTAATTCATCACGTAACCATAAAAATAAATGATCCACACAATGATTTACTTTACCCTCCGATAGATTCAAGTCCCGCGCCACTTCCGAGATAACCCTCATCATAAGATCGTTATTTTTTCTCTTTATCATCGACGTAAAATTCAAATAGGTAATTAAATACCAGGGGTTTACCACTCTTCATATATTGTCTAGTCATATTTACTAGGTCTTGCAACTCTTTATTTAGAGTGAAAATATTATCTTCATCGGTAATAATATATCCAGTTTTACGTAATCTACTTAATGTAGCATAAATACTTGATGGCGATTTTCCCAATTCCTGTCCCAACTTGATTAATGATGCATCTTTATTGCGAAATACAACCGTAAAGTTGTCATCTTTCATCATCAAATGGACCAGCAGTTCGATAGGTGCCGGGGCTAGTACTGTTTCAACTGCTTTATTACTTACCATTCTCACTCCTATTACATTATTCAGTTTGATATACAGGTGATAAAAGGTAGCCGGATCAATAGTGCGGGTCACATTAATTTTAGTATCTCCATTTATATCAAATGTTTCCTCGCAATCTCCATATTTAACCCTCTTACCACTTTTTTTATATGTTATATTTCCCATATTATTTTCTTTTATCTCGACCAGCTAGATAATTCGTCAACTCTTCTACAGAGATGTCCGCCACCAGTGTATGACCTGTTATCATGGTAATGTTAGTTAGGTTTAAATCGTCACTATTCTCAATATAATGTGACATTTTCTCTAAATCAATGTAGGTCCGCGCCCTAATCATGTCAGTTTTTGATACATTAAGACCCATATCCCTAGCTTTAGATGGAATTGTTAATGTAGTTAGTTCTAATAGTAGCATAATATTATTATTTTATGTATTTCTCATTGAATTGGTACAAAGATAGAATGATTAGTTTACATTAATAGCCTTATTTTAATGAGATGTTTAAAATTTATTGATAATATTTTTTCTCTTCTGGTTTGGTTTCGATAGAAACCATTGGTTATCAGTCAACTTTATCCGCAAATTTATTAATGTCTACACGGTCTTTAGTATGTCTACAGAATAAATTAATGTCTACATGGTTTTTATTAAGACAACCTATCCATTAAGGTTAGTTCGAATATATTAGGTGCACCCTACCCAGTAGGTATAGACACTAATATATTAATACCTAACCTTAATATATAATGATAGACATTAATGGATAATATAAGTATATTATAATTAGATAAAATATACAATATTTTTACTAAGTAATATTAAATATACCAAAAGTGTAAAATAATTAATATAGTCATTAACATATAAGGTCTATGTCTACTGGATAAGTAATATAATATATTGATACAAAGTATAATAATATAAATCAGAAGTAGTAAAAATATAGTTTATAATATTAATAATAGAGGAGTAATATTAATGATTGAAAGTAGTATAATGAATTATAGTATAATATTAATTATTAGATTTATAATCGAACTTTTTTCGTTTCGAAAAGGGAAACGAAAAAAGTATTTAGAATTAATCTGTGGAGTAATGTTAATTAAAGTGATGTTAATATATTAATTAAATTTTTTTATTTTTTTAATTTTTTTAAAGAGTATGGATAGTTTGAGTTATACCATCCACCCATTTGACCCCCCTTAAATTTTGTGGTGGGTCATGCCCCCACGTTGAAACATTTTTAATAAATTAAAATTTATCATTATCATGACACAAGCAGAATTGAATTCTTTCTTGGCTCAAGCAGCCAAAAACATTGATGATGCACGTACTACAGGTCGTGCACACGTTGCTGTTCTTACTCAAGAACAAGCAACTGCAAAAGCTCTTGCTGGAGCTACTTTGATTGAGAAATCAATCGCGGGGCAGAAAAATCTGGCTTGGCAGCCAGTTAATATCACCGAGGTTAAAAAACTCGATGATACTGCACCAAATGCCAAAGGTGACATTTACTCTCGCTACCAAGTGAGAGGAATTGTAGAAGAGACTGGTCAGTCTCTAACTACTTGGGTTATTGAACCCAAGGACACCGCTTGCAGATTCAAACAAGGAGACTTGGCTAAGTTTCCTGTCATAAAATTACCTTTAGGGGTAATTTTAGTTGACAAAAAAGCCGATGGTTCTTTGTCATTCGTTGAAACTGCGTCTCACCGCGAGTATTCACTTCACAATGTGAGTGAAAAAGCTGCGTTGGCACTTAACGGTGCACAACAACAAGCTCTCACTATCACTCCAAGCAATATCTCTACCATCAAAGAGGTAAAGATATTGTAGCCTTTGTACTCTCTGTCTAATCAACAGAGAGTACATTTTTATATATTTATATATTCTCTCTTATATAAATATATACCCACTTATAACAATTTCTCCAATTGTTATACATTCAATGATAATCCTCTTATCATTAAAATATTATCGTT